TATGGAAGTTGCATTTCTCGGCACTCAACGCTTCGACGGTGAAGCGGGCCAGAAGTACATCAAGGTCTTCTACGGCGATGAGCCGGACGGCAAGACCGAACACGGCCTGTCGATCATCGGCATGGCAGCAGCGGACGAAGTAGCCGACGAGATCTTCGCAGCCGGCGCCAAGTTCGAGCCGCTGCAACTGGTGCGCATCCACTTCGAGATTGCCCGTGGTGGCCAGAACAAGGGCAAGAATCTGGCGCTCCAGCTCGAAGCCGTCCAGACCCGCGCCGCTGCCGAAACCCCGCGCAGCCCAGCACAACCCCAGGCCAAAGCCGGCGACCCGGCCAAGGCCAACTAACCGGGAGGGGCGGCCATGCTAATCGATGACCGGGTGTACTGCGACTGCTGCGGCAACGACATGGGCAAGCTCATGGCGCTGCCCGCGCCGCAAAGCGACCTGCTGCCGAACCTCGGCCTGCCGCCCCATTTCGCCGTCTGCCCCGACTGCGAACCCTCCGAACAGCCCGCCGACCTCGAGCAGGCCGGCGAATGAATTTTCTCGCCTGTGACGGTGACTGGCTGCAAGGCACCGATGGCTCGCCCATCTGCTCCGGCCCGCTGGTCGCCCTCACGGTCGAGGAAATGCAAAGCCTCTACGGCTCTGCACTGACCTGGGACCAAGTCTCCGAGCTGCAAGGCGAAGCGATTGTTCTGTTCGCCACCGTGTTCGGCTTCCTGGTCCTGAAAAAAGCCCTGAAACAGTGAGGTATCAACCATGCAACTGAACAAGCACTTCATCAAAAAAATCGGCCTCGGCGCTGCCGTCGCTCTCTCGGCTGCTGCCGGCTCCGTCTACGCGGCAGTCCCGGTTGAAGCCACCGAAGCCCTCGACACCGCGGGCACCGACGTTGGGACCATCGGCTGGGCCGTCTTCGCCGTGATCATCGCCGCGATGGCGTTCAAGTACATGCGCCGCGCCCTGTAACCGGGGTTTTTCGCACTGCATGTGCCGAAGCAAACAAACCCCGCTCCGGCGGGGTTTTCTCTTCCAGGGAAACGCCAATGAGCTACGAACTGTACGTCCTGATCCTCACCACCCTGGCGTTTTATCTCGTGTTTTTTGGGCGGGTGTAGCTATGGCCAGGTTTGTAATCGCGGTATTGGCATCCTTGCTTTGGCATTCGGCTGCGAGTGCCGACTATATTTGGATGCTACAGGGCAGCACGGTTACTTACGCCTCAGCTGTTGCCGCGTGTCAGGCGAGATTCAGCGGTCCCACTGATATATATTCGAAGGTAGTTATTCAACCCAGTGGCTCTCAGGGTCAATGTTTCTACCTGAGGGGCGGCTACGAATATGCCGGAGCAACAGTCATTCGTAATGGGACAGGCTGTACTGCTCCGTCCATATATGACCCGAGTACTGGTGAATGCGTCGCCCCTGAACCCGACCAGTGCGCCACCGCAACCGGCGAGTTCGTCCACGAGTACAACGCCGGATCGCTGGACCCATCCGTACCACCTTCGCTACCGCCATCCTCGATCTGTGAAAGCGGCTGCCTCTACAACCGCACCGCCACGGTCAAAGGCTGCAACCGCTTCCTGGAAGACACCACCGGCAAGGACCTGAACTCCGTTTATTGCCAGGTGGTTTACCAGGGCGCCGGCTCGCAATGCACCACCAACAATCCGCCTCCCGGCAGCGTCTTCGATCAGCCACCATCCAAGCCTCCGGCTGATAGCACGCCCCAGTTCACCAGCGAAAGCCTGTGCGGTGACTGGGTCACCAACGCGGACGGCTCGCAATCGCGCAACTGCACCAGTAGCGAAAAGCTGAAAGAGCCCGGCCAGCTTAACTGCGATAACGCCGGCGATTACCTGCACTGCACCACTGGCAAGCCCGCGCCGCGATTCGAAGACACCTCGAAGACCGAGGAAACCACCAAGACCACCAACCCGGATGGCTCCAGCAAGACGGAGACCACCACCACGACCGACAAGACCGTCTGCGTTGGCACCAAGCCCTGTACTTCCACCACTGCCGAAGAAAGCTCGACCTCCGAAACCGATGCCGATGGCAAACCCGGCGACGAAACCAAGTCCTGTACCGGCTCTGGCTGCACGCCCGATGAGGGCGAAGGCGAGGATGAAGGTGAGGAAGGCCCGGAACGTTTGGCCTCGGCCGGCTCCTGCGATGCGGCGTTCTCCTGCAGCGGCGACCCGATTGATTGCGAAGTGCTCCGGCAGCAGAAGGAACAGCTTTGCCTCGCTGAGGAAATGGCCGATTTCCCCAAACAACAATCCGCCATCGAGGCCGCTGTAACTGGCGACCGGTTCCAGCTGGATGAAGGTAACGGCGTCATCGACGTGCCGTCCTTCATCAACCAGGGCACCCGTTTTCTGCCGTCTGCTTGTCCTGCAGCCGAGAGCTTCAGCCTGACCACGGCGGGCGGTCGCACTTTCCAGCTCAGCTATGAACCGCTTTGCCGCGCCGCCAGTGACCTGAGCGGCCTGTTTGTGGCTGTGGCCACCGTTCTTGCCGCCCTGTATGTGGGCCGCGCCGTAGGAGGTCAGTGATGCAGTTTCTATTCATCGTTCAGATGCTCGTGATCATCGTCGGGCCGCTGGTGAAGATGGTGCTGAAGATGATCGGTTTCGGCTTCGTCTCCTACATGGGCTTCAACCTCATCATTGGCCAGGCGCAGGACTACCTGTTCGGGCTGATGGGCGATGTCGGGCCGGTCATCCAGGGGATTCTCGGGCTGGCCAAGTTCGATGTGGTGGTGAACCTGTATTTCGCGGCGATCTCCACGCGCTTCGTCCTCGCCGGCATCGACAAGGCCACCGACCGCCGTCGCAATCAGGTCTGGCACAAGCCGGGCGGCACCTCCATCGAAGCCTAAGGAGGCGCCGTCATGCTCGTTATCCGCACCGGCAAGCCCGGCCATGGCAAGACCCTGAACACCATCCGCGAAGTGGACCAGAAGGCCCATGCCGAAGGCCGGGTCGTTTACTTCCACAACATCAACGGTCTCAAGCCCGATCAGCTGCAAGCGCAGTGGTTCGAGTTCGAAGACCCCGAGAAGTGGTTCGAGCTGCCCAATGACTCGATCATTGTCGTGGACGAAGCGCAGGGCTGGTTCGGCTCACGCGATCCCAGGGCGCGGCCACCGGAGCACATCACCCGCTTCGAGACCATGCGCCACCAAGGCCACGAAGTGCACCTCGTCACCCAGGACCCGCGTTATCTGGATGTGCACCTGCGTCGGCTGTGCAACACGCACATCCATTACTGGCGAGTCTTCAAGTCCGCTCAGCTGCTGCGCTTCGAGTCGGAAGTGGTGGTGGAAAAGGTCGAGCTGAAGACCAGCTTCAAGGATGCCGACAAGAAGTCGCTGCGCCTGGATAAGCGCTACTTCGGCGCGTACACCAGCACCAACGCCAAGCACCACTTCCAGGCCAAGGTGCCGACCAAGTTCATCTTGGCCATCTGCGTGCTGATCGGCGCGGGCATCCTCGTCTATCGCGCCTATGAGCGTTACAACATCGAGAAAGCACAAGCCGAGACAGCTAGCAGCGCGCCGGCCGGGAGCATGGTCGATCAGGTGCGCGATACGGTCGGTGCGTTCATCAAGCCTGTGGGCGAAACGAAGACCGATGCGCCTGAGAGTGTCGCCAGCTACATCGGGCGGCGCGTGCCTCGGGTGCCGCAGGTCCCATCCTCGGCGCCGATCTATGACGAGCTGACGCGGCCCGTGTCGTTTCCCCGGCTCTACTGCATGTCCAGCACCGACCCCGCTACCTATGCCCGTGAGTTCGGGCGAATGGCGCATGCCGTAGTCAACGGAACACCCACCGTCTGCCAGTGCTACACGCAGCAGAGCACGCGGGTTGAAACCGACTTCGCCTTCTGCATGCGCGTGGTCGAAAACGGCTTCTTCGATCCGACCCTGCCTGATCGATCCTCGGGCGAGCGAACCCAGCAAGTCCAGAACAGCCAGCCTCCTGCAATGCAGGCGGCACGCCCTGGAGCAGCGCAGCCAGCCGGTGGCACGAACATGACTGTCGTGCCGTACCAGAAAGGGCAATTCCTGTGGTGATGACCGTCAGCGCGCGTGCGCCCCGCGCTCTTTGCACGCGCGGCGAGGCACGAGCCGGCGTGCAAACGCGCGCGCTGACGTCCCTGTAACACGTCAGATAAACCCAACTGAACAGTGTCAATTCGTTGCAATTTGGAGCAGAAGAAGATGAGCGTTAAAGACCAGATTCGTGTTGATCAGAACTTTCAGGAAACCCCAACCGGGCGACTGTTCTTCGATAGCCATTCGGCCAAGCTGACCGACCTGTCGGGCGTTTGCTTGCTCCGTTGCGGCGTCGATACGGTCCGCCAGCTGTACCGCGGGCTGATCCGTCCGGAAATCATGGCGCTGTTTGAGAAACCGGGCGCGATGGTGGAGTTTGCTGGCGAGGTCTGGCACTCGGGACGGGTCGGCCGGGACTCTGGCTACCAGTACAAGCTCCAGAACGCCGACCTTGGCTTCATCCTGCTCATCAAAAACTTCAACGCCAAGCTCGAGAACATCGGCCCACATCTGAAAATCGAAGTGTCACCGCACGCCATCGACGCACTGTCGCCGGAACGTCTGCAAGAGCGGATGGATTACTACGCGGCAGCAGTCATGACCAACCGTGAGCGCAACCAGTGTGCTGTCCATCTGGCACTGGACCTCCAGGGCTGGACACCTCCAGCTGATCTAGTTGCTCGCCTCCACTGTCGCGCGCGGACGCACCGGGATATCTCGGGTATCAACGAGATCAACTGGGCGACCAAGTCCAGCGTCTACGGTCGTGGCGAAACATCCATGTTTGGCTCAGCTGGTGGCGTTCAGCTCTGCATCTACAACAAAACCGAACAGGCCCGCGCGACCGATAAGCTCGACTTCTGGGAAAGCGTCTGGCGTCGCCGGGATTCGTTCGATCCGGCCGATCCTGATAACTACGATTCCGAGGCGGACGTGTGGCGGGTCGAGCTGCGCTATCACCATTCGGTCATCCAGCAGTTCGCCAGCGGGTCGATCAGTGCCAAGACCGGTGAGGCCATCGAAACGGATTCGTTTGCAGCGTTCTCCGCGCACTTGGACGGCCTGTGGCGCTACGGGCTGTGCCAGTTCAAATTGCTGCACCGCCCAGGGCAGTACGAGCCGATCTGGACGCTCATGCGCGATGACGTGCGGGTCGATGTGGCGGTCGATTCTCTGATCGATGAAACGGAATACAAGCGCTACTACAAGACTTCGCGTGGCTTCTCAGGCAAGAACGTGGAATTGTTCCTGGGAAACTTCGTAAGCCTGCTGGCACGGGAGCGAGTGGGCGCTAAAACCGCATTTGATCGACTGAAGGATTGGGAATGCTGGCCGGTCATTCGTGACCACTATGCCGCCAAGGACATGAGCGAGCGTGATCTGTACAAGCACATCAAAACGTTGCTTCAAGAACGCCACGTTCGATGGGGCAGAGCGGTCTGATGGCGATCCAGCAGCTCTCTGACGGTCGCTGGCGGGTCGACGTTGAGCCGGTCAAAGGCAAGCGGTTCCGCAAGACGCTGAAGACCAAGGCCGAGGCAATGCGCTTCGAAGCTACCTGTCGAGCCAAGTGCAGCGAATCCAACGATTGGGCACCGCGGCCGAAGGACAAGCGCAGGCTGTCAGAGCTGGTCGAGCTGTGGTTCGATCTCCACGGCGTCTCGCTCTCCGATGGCGTTCGGCGTGTGGCGATCCTGCGGGCGTGTGCAAAGGCGATGGGCGATCCGATAGCTCGTATGGTCGATGGCGCGAAGATCGCCGCTACACGCGCGCGTTGGATGTCAGCTGGCGTCACTGGCAAAACGGCGAACAATCGCCTCGGCTACCTGAAAGCGGTTTACAACGAGCTGCACAAACTCGACGTGATCGACTATCCCTGTCCGTTCACCCGTATTCGTCCGGTTCGGTTGCAGGAGCGCCCCTTGGCCTACCTGACCAAGCCGCAGATATCCGAGCTGCTCGATGCGCTCCAGGCGCGGACCACGTCTCCGCATCCGGCGATGGTGGCGCGGATCTGCTTGGCGACCGGGGCGAGGTGGGGTGAGGCTCAAGCGCTTCGACCGGAGCGGATTCGAGGCAACGCCCTGGTGTTTGCCAATACCAAGTCGAAGCGGGTGCGAATGGTCCCGGTAACGCCGGAGCTGGTCGCGGCGATCAAGAAGCACTGGCAAACCTACGGGCCATTCACCAACTGCATTGGCGTGTTTCGGCTTGTTCTGCTCTCGACCTCGATCAAGCCACCACGCGGACAGGCAAGCCACATCCTGCGGCATACCTTCGCAGCTCACTTCATCATGGGCGGGGGCCATATCGTGACGCTGAAAGAGATCCTGGGCCATGCCTCGCTGAATATGACGATGAGGTATGCGCACCTTGCGCCAGAGCATTTGCATGATGCGATCAGGTTGGGACCATTGGCCGGCATCACGTTACCGCTCGCCAGCCAGTAATCGAATCAATTGAAGGAGGTGCGCCACTGGCGTACTATGCGGCT